ATGGCAGACTACACACTGCTTGCCACTCCGACCGATGCTGTACTAAGTGTTAATGGGGTTACTGGTGCAGTTACTGCTGCTCATATAGCAGCAGCAGTAGAAGCCGCTAGTGGTTCAAATACATTTACAGATGCCGACCACACTAAACTAAATGCTATTGAAGCCTCAGCTGATGTAACTGATACAACAAATGTTACTGCTGCTGGTGCATTGATGGATGGTGAAGTAACTAACCTTGCTCAAGTAAAAGCCTTTGATACAACTGATTATGCTACCGCTGCTCAAGGTACGACTGCTAATGCAGCTTTACCTAAAGCAGGTGGTGCAATGACGGGTGCTATTACAACTAATAGTACCTTTGATGGTCGTGATGTAGCAACAGACGGCTCAAAGTTAGATGGCATTGAATCAGGCGCTACAGCAGACCAAACTAATGCTGAGATAAAGACTGCTTATGAAGCTAATGCTGATACTAATGAGTTTAGTGATGCTGAACAAACAAAACTAGCAGGAATAGCTACTTCAGCTAACAACTATGTTCATCCAAACCATAGTGGCGATGTAACATCTACTGCTGATGGCGCTACAGTAATCTCATCTGGTGCAGTTGATATTGCAATGTTATCTGCTACAGGTACAGCTTCAGGCACTACATTCCTTAGAGGAGACAATACTTGGGTTGTACCTACTGATACTAATACTACCTATACATCTTCAGACTTTACTCATGATGACTTAACTGGATTCGTAGCTAACGAACATGTAGACTGGACTACTGACCAAGGTGCTACCAATATCCACGCTGGTAATTACACAGATACTAATACTACATACAGTGTTGGTGATGGTGGATTAACACAGAAGAACTTTACTACCACTCTTAAAGATAAGTTAGATGGTATTGCTACAGGTGCAACAGCTAATGGAACAGTAACAGGTTCTGGTACTACTTCAGGTACAAACACAGGTGACAATACAGTTTGTACTTCAGGTACAGCTACTACTGCTGCTACTCTAGCAACAGCTAGAACTATCGCAGGTGTATCGTTTGATGGTTCAGCTAATATATCTCTAAATAACAATGCTATTACTAATGGCGCTGGTTATACAACTAATGTAGGTGATATTACTGGCGTTACTGCTGGTACTGGAATGAGTGGTGGCGGTACATCTGGCACTGTAACACTAAATTGTACTATTGATTCACCATCTGAAGTAGGCTTAGGTAACTTATCATCTAGTGGTAACGCCCTTTCAGGCACTTTCACTGCGACAGGTGATATCGTGGCTTACTCTGATGAACGCTTAAAAGAGAATGTTGAGGTTATACCTGATGCTTTATCCAAGGTTAAACAGTTAAGTGGTTATACATTTACAAGAAATGATTTAGATGATACAACTAAAAGATACACAGGTGTTATCGCTCAAGAAGTCTTAACTGTACTGCCTGAAGCGGTGGTGTTAGGTGATACCTCTGAAGATACTATGTCAGTTGCCTATGGTAATATGATGGGTCTAATGATTGAAGCTATTAAAGAATTAGAAGCTAAGGTTGAGAAATTGGAGAATGAATAATGGCTTTACAGAGTTCAGGAAGAATTGATTTAAGTGATGTAAATGTTGAGTTAGGTAACTCTGCTACTGCTAATATCTCATTAGGTAGTGCAGCAGTTAGAGGGTTATTTGGTGTTGCTAGTGGGACTATTAGTTTATCTGATGGTTATGGTGCTAGCGGTAGTACAAACTTAGGAACAAGGGGTATATTTGCAGGTGGAGAACTAGGGTATGCCCACCACAATGAGATTCAGTACATAACCATAGCTACCACAGGTAATGCTACTGACTTTGGTGATTTAGTTTGGGGGCGTGCGGGCCTATCAGCTTGTTCTAATGGCACTAGAGGTGTATTTGGGGGTGGTTACGATTCTTCAACTTACTTCGATATGGATTACATAACTATAGCTACAACAGGTAATGCTACCGACTTTGGTGATTTGACAGTAGGTAGAGAGCACAACGCCTCCTGTGCAAACACAACTAGAGGTGTATTTGGAGGCGGTTGGGATGGCACTCAATATGCCTCTATTGATTACATAACCATATCCACCACGGGTAATGCTGCTGACTTTGGTGACCTAGCATTTTCAATACAACAGCTAGGTGCTTGCTCTAGTTCCACTAGAGGTATATTTGGAGGTGGTACAACGGGTACAGTGGTTGACAATATTCAGTACATAACCATATCCACCACGGGTAATGCTGCCGACTTTGGTGATTTACTAAGCGCTACCAGCCTTATACCTGCTTGTTCTAATGGCACTAGAGGTGTATTTGGGGGTGGTTACACAGGCGCAAACACCAATGTTATTCAGTACATAACCATATCCACCACGGGTAATGCTGTTGACTTTGGTGATTTGACTTTCGCTAGAAATAGTTTAGCTGCTTGTTCAGACGGCACTAAAGGTGTATTTGGTGGTGGTGGCGCTGATAATATTATGGATTACATAACCATAGCTACCACAGGTAATGCTGTTGACTTTGGTGATTTGACACAAGGAACAAAGGGAATATCTGCTTGCTCAGGCACATAAGGAAACTAATATGAGAAACAATACAAATAAAGTAATAAAACTAGACGAAGCTAAAGACCAATTAAGTGAATACAATGGCTTTAAGGAACTTCAAAAGTCAGTAGGTGGCTTATCTACAATCACAGACGAGAAGTTAGCAATAATTGCTTCTAAGATGCCAGCGATTGATAGAGCAAATCACACAGCAGGTCGTTCACAAACTCAAACTACCAATCAATTAATGTCATTAACAATGATGTCAGATAGTCCTTACAGAATGATGCGCCAATGTTTATCTCAGATTGAGAAGAAGCGTGGAGCGTTAGAGGAATCTTACTTCAAGATGAAGAAGAAAGCTATCTTAATCAAACAATGGTATGCCAAAGGTGATGAGATGTCTGTGGTAAAAGCACAAGAAGCTGAAGCACAAGCATTTAGACAGAAAGATTATATCGATGGTGCTTTAAAAGAGATTGCTACTTTCCAATGTGCTTATGATGAAATCAGGGAGTCACATAATATCCCCGAGAAATGGGATGAACGTGATGCTGAGATAGCTGAAATTGACCACCATATTAAACAAGCGTTTAGACAAGCACACAGAGACGTAGTACAGACTGGTAGTATCACTGGTGGTAATATGGAGTATATGGAACAGTACGGTATTCATATTCAGACAGCTACTAAGATTATCAGAGACTATGTTGCTAGAGAAGACAAGATGATTAGCGAAGGCAAGATGCCTACTGTTGAGCATCTATATGCTTTCCTAGACAGTATGGCTGTACAATTCAATGATGCACATAAGCTAGTAATGAAGCGTATAGGCATCAAAGAACTAATCAAGGAAGATTTCTTATACTTGGAGGATAAAGATGATAATTAAATACCAGTTAGAAAACAGAACAACACCTACAGGTACAGGACTAACAGCTCCTGAATGTATTTCTGATGGCGGATACGCTTTTGATATTGAGGACAGCACCTATACTGGGCACGCTGATAGTACCCAGCCTTTGTGTGCTTCTTGTGTTGAGATAACAGAGGTAGAACTAGAGGAACGGAAAGCTAAACTAGCTAACACACGCGAGTGTGCCATAAGGTCGGATGGTCAAGCTAGTTATACAGAGTCACTAGATAACGACACCAATGGGTTTATGGTAGTAAAAGCATACCCAAGTAACACCCCTGTACATTACTATACCAAAGGTGATAGTAGCTGTGATTTCTACTCTGAACGTCCTGAAGGTCGTAAGAAGTATTGGACTAACAATATATCACCTGAGAGGTATAGTCAGCCTGATTCTGATAGTCAAGTATTAGGATGTTACAGTGAGGTTGAAGGTAGTTCCCAAGAATGGTACTATCACTTTATTGTATTCGAAGATATGATGTCTTTTGTTAATAGCCATAAGTCTATATCTTTAAATTCGACACTAGAAGTAAAGATGAGAGACAACCCTTTAAGTGTAAGGCCTACTGCATTTGGAGACGGGCCTTTTATGTACATCGCCAGTGTGTCTATAACAACAGCAGGTGATAAAACAACAACTATATATGTAACAGCACAGCCTGAAGATGTGTTTAGTTAGCTTCTCAAAGGAGAAATCCTACTCCTCAAAAGAAAAGGTTGATAAGTTTGATGGGCTACCTAAGTGGGGATATATAGATATTACATCTAAATGCTCGCATGGTTGTGCTTGGTGCTATGGTGGTTTTAATGAAGATTTAAACTCAGAGATGAATCTTAATGAATTTAGAACTGTCCTATCAAAACTAAAGGTGATGGGCTTACATCAAATAACTATAACTGGTGGAGAGCCTACCGAGCATCCTCAATTTCTAGAGTTTGTAGCAGAAGCAACTAAAGACTTTATGGTTCACGTATGCTCACATGGTGATTGGACTCAAGACTGGGCAAAAGATTTAGCAAAGCTAGGTGTTAGTCAGATTCAGTTCAACTATCAAGGCTCTAAGCGACATGATGGTGTTCATCAAGTATTAGGCTCGTATCTTAAACAAGTAACAGCAATCAAGCAATCTATCAAGGCAGGCGTTGAAACAGTCGGAACAGTAACTGTTGGGGCTTACAACTTGAAAGATATAGATGGTATCTTCAAAGAGATGTCAGACTTGGGTGTTACTCGTTTAAGAGTATGGGAAGCAACTGGAAAAGGTAATAAGTGGCGTAAAGATAAAGAAGCTAAAGAGATATTTGATATTTGTAAAACCTCGGCATCAGCACTTGGATTTAACTTTGTTCAGTCTTACGACCCAGATATAGTTGGTGATGTAAACGCTCACTGCCCAGCACAAATGCAAATGTTTATGTATATCAATAGTGATTCAGAATTAATTTTCTGTCCAGCAACAGACCAGTTGTTAAACAAGCCTATTGCGTCATTCAAAGAAGATACCTATCAAGCTATTCAAAATAAGTATTCAGCGTTTATGAATAGTCTTTCTTCTGGTACTTGCTTAGCTAGGGAAGGATGAAGGACTGGGTTTGGTATTTGAAATATATAAGCGCTTCAGTGATTCTTGTAGCTATAGGCTTGCATACAATTCCTGAAGCATATCCATACAATGTAATTGTTCATCTAGTGGGGGCGATTCTTTGGACTATTGTTGGCCTTAAAACAAGAGAAGGCGCTATATTGTTAAACTTTATGCCACAAATTATAATTTTCAGTGTTGGCCTGTGGGTGGCTTCATGAATAAGTTAGTAATATTAGGTGGGGGTACTTCAGGCTGGATGAGTGCCGCGTACTTTCATGCTAAAGGTGGATATGACATTACAGTTATTGAATCACCTAACTTCAAGCCTATTGAGATGTCTGCTTCAACTACACCATATTTAAAACGCTTTTTTAAAGAAATTGGTATTGAATCAGAATCTGAGTGGATGCCAGCATGTAAAGCTACGTATAAATTGGCAGTTTTATATGATGATTTTGCTCATCTTGGCTCACGTATGTGGAACTCCTTTGAGGGTGAAGAGGATTGGCATTGTTATTGGAATAAGCATAGGACTGAAGACGGCTTGCCAAACTCAGACTTCTTTTTATCAAGAATCTATTCATCTCATATTGGTATGAACGACTCTGGTAAATTCGTAATGAATAAAGATGGCGAGATGGCTTACCCATATATGCCTAAAAAATCGTTTGGAGGGCATCCAGAACCTTGGGCATACAACATTGATTCAGGCTTGTTCAACCAGTTTTTAAAGAATAGAGTTATGAATGATATTAATTTCGTTCAGACAACTATTGAAGAGATTAAGACTGATGACACTGGTATTACAGCTTTAATTGATTCAGATGGAAATGAGCATACAGCAGATTTGTTCATTGATTGTACAGGTTTTAAAGGTATGTTAATTGAAGCGGTTTGTCCTGATGGACGTATTCCTTTAGACCCTTATTTGTCACACGATAAGGCTATTGTTGTTGATACTAAATATACAGATGTTGAAAATCAAATGTGTCCTAGAACAGGAGCTAAAGCACTATCAAGTGGATGGATGTGGGATATACCTTTGTATGACAGGGTTGTGAATGGTTATGTTTATTCGTCAGAGTTTCAGTCTAGCGAAGATGCTGAAAAAGAGTTATTAGATAATATAGGTGATGATAGAGCAATAAAAGACTCAATCATGCACATGGACATTAAAACTGGGCATTACGCACGACCTTGGTCAAAGAATGTAATCGCTATTGGAATGTCAGCTGGATTTATTGAACCAATGGAAGCAACACTATTAATGACTGTTCAGTTCACGCTGGTTAATATTCATGAGGTGTTTGCTGATAGGATGAATAAAGAAAAGTGTAATGATATATTTGAAGCTGCATTATTCGATACACTTGATTGGGTTTCAACTCAATACTATATGAGTCACAGACAAGACTCAGCATTTTGGCGCTTTAAATCACAGAATGGTACACAGATAAGACCTCGCATGAAAGAGTGGCTAGAATCGTGCAAGACTGCGATGCTACCCCCTAAAGATGATGTGTTATTCTTTCCAAATTGTTGGTACACGAAGTTAGTTGGTTTTGAGTATTACCCCGTTGGTGATGGATTTCCAATAGAAGAAAGTATGTCATTGCCTACATTTTCAGATTCAAACTTTAAGCCCCAGAATAAGTTCAAGTACAAAGAGATGGATGAGCTTAATGCTAGGATGCAAATGGAGAAGATAAGAAACTTTGATACAAGCATATTAATCAGTCAAAAAGAATACTTAGATAAATTTATATACAATAATAAAGGCTAGTGTGGGCACATAGCTAAAGTTATAGGTAAATAGTATAATACTATAAAACACTTAACATGTATCAAGGATTGTAAATGGAGCAGCGATTAGATAGGCTAGAGCAGGCTAGTGCGCGTCACGACGAACAGATATCTACCCTATCCTTGAAGATGGGAGATATGAACACACACTTAACATCAATACAAGACACTCTTAATCAGATAAAGTACATCGCTGTAGGTATGGTGTTCTACTTTACCTTGCAAGAGTTTGGATTTTTTGAGGCATTTAAAGTGGTGTCTAAGGCGGTAGTATAGTGGAAAAACGTGTCAATAGAATTGAAGACCAAGTAGCTAAGACGTTCTCTGAAATAACTAATCTTAATAAGCGTGTTGGTAAGATGAATAACAGAATGACTAAGATGGAACAGGCTGCTATACAGATTAAATACACTGCTTTTGGCGCGCTTGGGGTATTCGTACTCACACAGGTGGGCTTGCTTGAATTTTTAAAACTGGTAAAGTGACACCTATAGAACAGATTGTGTTGATAGCAGACTGCACACTCTTTTACCCATACCTGCTATGTTGTTAAACGAGGAAAGTGGAAATGGCAAGAACTAATCAGAAAGCAAGAGACAGCAAGGGGCGTTATTTAAAGCTTACCGTACTTAACCAAGTGAAATTAGTGTGTAATCGTTTCATGCTCAAGTTAGATGCTTGGCTTAAAAGTATAGACAAGTGATGGGATTGCTAACAAGTATAGCGCCTATATTGGCAGGTTTTGCAATGAAGCTGTTTGCGCTTAACCAACAAGCCAAACAAGAACAACACACTCAGATGCTAGATGCGTTTGCTGCAAGGTCTCAGAATATGCAAGATGCTAGAGCTCAATCTAATAAAGAAAGCCCTATGGCTGCCTTAAACAGACGGGTTATTATCTTTGTGATACTAGCATTAGTTATATTCACTCAAGTAGCTCCTGTGATGTTTGACGTGCCTACAGTAATACCTACAGTTACTAAAGGATTCAGTCTATTAGGCTTTGAAGTAACATCTGACAAGGTTGAATACATTACTGTTAAAGGTATGCTTAAACTAACTGAGGTGTTTGAATGGGCTTCTTTAATAATTGAATTTTATTTTGGCAGTCAGCTCGCTAAGGGGAGATAATGAGCATTAAGCTATTGACTAGTTCAATAATGCTAATTCTTGGACTTCAAGCACACGCTTTAGACCCTATCGTTACAGATTCAACTACAAAGAGTTCTGTACACACTACAGGCGATATAACTACTACGGTTAAGTCACCTCCTCCATCAGCAATCTCACCCTCACTTAGTGGGGGCAATGGTAATGACCAATGTATTGTTGGCGTATCAGGTGCTGTTCAGACACAGATTCTAGGTATCTCAATGGGTTCAACTATTAGAGATATGAACTGTGAACGCTTAAAGAACTCTAAGACGCTGTTTGATATGGGTATGAAAGTGGCAGCTGTATCAGTCCTATGCCAAGACGTAAGAGTCTTTGACGCTATGATGATGGCTGGAACACCTTGTCCTTATCACGGGATTATCGGTACTGATGCTAGAATAGCTTGGCAGAATGATGAGTTGAATAGACCTAAAACAGAGGAGGAAGAAGATGATGGTAGTAATGCGATACTTGGCGGTCTTGGCGCTAGTATTCTCGGGTTCTTACTCATACTCTGAGTACACTTACGGTACGACCAACAACGCGGCTGACAATAGGCTAAATTGGGTGATGAAGAACGTATTGCCTGATGCGTCTAATCTAAGTGTCAATGGCGTATTCTATCAATACACACCTGTCAAAGTCAAAGAAGATGCTATGAAGGTACACGTTCAGAATGAGAACGCTTTAGGCTCTGGGTACATATTCAGAGAAACTGATGATTGGACTGGTCAGCCTGGAGGCATACCAATTAACAAGGTTGTTGGTGTAGCTAATATTCCTGAAGCTGCTTGGGGTGATGGCTCTATTGAAGTTGAAGGTACAGGCTCAGTCATAGATACAAGTGTTATATACAGCTATCAATACGATAATACGTGTGCTAACCCTATAGATGACCCAACTTGTCCTGGCTACAATGATGCCATTCAATCAGTGCTAAACTCTATATCAGAGCCTGTAGCATACGATACAACAGGTGATGTTAAGTTGGTACTAGATAAAAAGGTTGAACTAGAAGAAGAAGTTGATGAAGAAGAGCAAGATGAAGATAGATTAGAGAAGGCATTATCAGCTGTAGATGTTGGTGTGCTAGATGCTAATACGATTGCTCAGAATCATTTGTTACTTAGTTTGACGGCAGGTGTTAGTGTACAAAGTTATTACGATAAACGCATACAGGGCGGTGTTTATGAAGATACGGTAGATATGTCTACTGTACAAATGCCTGATAACGTAAGTGGCGCTAGAGTTGGTTTGGCGCAACAATTAAAGCATAACGAAATGGTCGATATGCAATATAAGCTAGGAGAATAGTATGAAAAAGTTAGCATTAGTAATAATGGCATTTGCCCTTGGTTATGGTTTTGGTACAGTAGTATTTGCAGAGAATGTTCCTATTGAAGGTAGTGTTGAGTCAAGATGTTTAATTACAACATCAAACGCAGGTGTCTATGGAAACCCTCTACCTCAGAAATTAAGTACAGCAGTAGCAGATGGTGGTGTATTACCAATCGTAAGATTTGATATCTCATTAGCAGATGCGTACAAAGCTAAGATAACAACTCCAACAGCTTTCTCGTCTAGTCCTGCTCTATCTGACTCGGTAGCTTGGACAGGTTCTACTATCTTAGGCACAACTTCAGATGCAGGTATGTCAGGTTATGAAGCAGCTAAGGTTGTTTACGATGCGACTACTGAGTTTGATTTAACAGTAGCAGGTTCTACTTGGTTTAAGTCTACATCAACAGCAACATACGGTTATGACAAATCATTTCCTGGCGGATTATATAGCGCTATAGTTGTAGCTGAGTGTATCGCTAAGTAATGAAATACTTTGGGTTTACAGTTGGGTTTGTGTTCTTGTTATGTGTGGCTAATACCCATGCTCACGAGATGACCCCAACGTATCCCAAATTAGAGACTACCCATGTATCAGGTGTTCTTAAAACTAAGATGAAGATATTCAATAGGCGTGAAGACGTATCTTACTATGAGATAGGTGTGTTTGATAAGGATTGGAACGCCATCCCTTTTGTTACCTCTTACAAGGTATTACAGATGGATTACTTAGCGCACGCTGAAGTTGATATTTATATTAATGAAGGTGACGCTAATAGGTCTGAGTATATTTGTTCTAAGTCTAAGCTAAAGAAGGATGATGTAGAAACATCAGCAATAGCTTCACGTATATGTTCGAGGATTAAATGATTAAGGTAATGCTACTAATGTTGTTATCTTTTAATGCGTTTGCGAATAATGCGTTAAGCCTACAGCTACCTAGTATGTCTAATAGCTATCAGTCTGATAAGTTTAGGGCAGGTAACTTAGATTGTTCTAATGCTATTGGTGGCTCTACTAACCTAGAGTTTGGTATGACAGGTATTGTTAATAACGCTATGGGTGAGGATTCAACTAATCCAACCTCAAAAGACGTAGGACTATATGCTAGGATTGTGATGCCCTTAAATGCGCCTAAAGAACGTATCAACTGTAACACCTTGTACAAACTAGAACTAAGAAAGAAACGTCTTGAGGTAATGCGACTTGAACAAGAACTAGCAGACCTTAGAAGACTTGGTATTCAAAATAGCTTTGAGAATTAATTATGGCAAACCTTGGTGATGACTTAAATAAAATAGACGAAGCAAAGGATAAGTTAGCTAATACTACTATCGGTATCTTTGGATATAAGCTAACGCCCACTCAGATAGGTATGGCATTTGCTGTGTTATCAACTACATTAGGTACTTTGTATGGTGGATTCACTATGTATCAGAAAGTAGAAGGTATAGCTAGTTTAGATTTAGGTGCGTATCAATCCAAGATGAGTGCTATGGATATTAAGATTGAACAGGCCTTGGATTACTCGAGAGACATTAAAAACGGTCTTAGAGACGATATTATGCGCATTGAGAATGTTGCTGATAGAGTTGAGGATGATGTTAATACTATCGAAGATAAAGTAAGAAACTTAATTGATGATGCCGAAGAGAGGTTTGAGAATAAAAGAGACCAACTCAGGACATCAAACAAAGCAGATATTAAGGAGTTAGAGGACAGATTATCAGCTAAACTACAACGAGCCTTGGACAATCCATTGGCAAACTAAGGGTTTAAGATGAATAAATATATATTACTAATAACAATACTAATGACAACGGCTTCGTTCGCATTTTTTAATATGCCTCAGCAGATGTTTCAGACGGGCAGTCAGATGATGTTTCCTGCTCAACCTCAACCAACTTGCAGCTGTCAGTGTCTAAAACAATAGACGCCCAGTGGCATAAAAGAGTGGTTTAGGGCATAATAGCAATTAAAGATAATTAGGAGTGATTACATGGGTATTAGCACAATAGAACAAGGCGAAGAGTTAGGGCTGTCTGTCCAGATTGAAGATGGTACAAGTTCAGGGCTTTACCCCCGTGCAATTGTCACCAACGACTCGGGAAGCACTATCTCTGGTGGAACGGTAGATTTAACCGTAGCAGGCACCACAGGAATGTACTACAACGCAGGTACAGCACTAGCTATGCCAGATAATGCGTTTGTAACAGTTACCTACATTATCTACACAGACGCAGGCCATACTACAGAATCAACAACCTATTTACGCTCAGCTGATATGTTTATGAGAGCGGGGGAAGTATCTGCTGACGTCACTAAAGTTAGTGGGTCGGCGAGTGCTGCGGATAAGTTAGAAGCCAACGTACTACTTACTATCGACGCAGCTGTCAATGACGCCTCTGCTTCAACCTCATCGTTCGATACAACCCTAACTGAAACTACAACTAACGCATACGCAGGTAGAGAGCTTCATATGACTAGCGGTAACGCAGCAGGTGAAATTAGTAAGATTACAGCTTATGATGGTACTACTAAAGTAATAACACTATCTCCGGGTCTTTTAACTGCCCCCGCAAACACTGATACATTCACTATTTTCTAATGAGGGTATTATATGAGCTCTAGATTAGGGTTTTCAGGATATATTAGAAAGGACCGATATACGGATGAGGGTCAGCTAGACATCACTCTAGCGACTATGCAGTTGTTAGGGCCGTCGCATTCTATTGCTATTGATGAGACAGTACATGTCGACTTAGCAACAATATCACTAAGTGCTGGTGCAGTAACCCTAACAGAAACGACCCATGTAGATTTATCCAGCATGGGTTTATCTACTTATGACGTAGACAACATAATAACCCTACCTGCTGCAACACTACAGGTAGCTACTTATGACGTAGACAACATAGTAACCCTGCCTGCTGCAACACTACAGGTAGCTACTTATGACGTAGACAACATAGTAACTCTATCTGCACAGGCATTGCAATTGGCTGCTAACGACGTAGACAACATAGTAACCCTGTCTGCACCTGCACTGCAGTTGGTAGGAAAGGATGTTACTTTAGAAGAAACAGTGCATATAAGTACTGCTACCATAGCGCTGGTAGGACAAGAAAACACCACTATTGCAGAGGTAAATGTAGACACAGCAGCAGTTGCACTAAGCACCGCTGCAATAACTCTAACAGAGTCTCCTAACGTAGATTTATCAGGTATGGCACTAAGTGCCTTAGCTGTATCCCTTGAAGGCACAATAAATGTATCTGCAGTTACTGTAGCTTTAGTAGGGAATACAGTTGTAGTAGAGCAGAGTGGTACCATGGGCATAACATCCCTGCAGCTGGTCACTAAGAATGTTGATAACATAGTTACACTATCAGCTGGCGCTATGGCCATCACTAGTTACGACGTCAGTTTAGAAGAAGATATATTAGTAGACTTAGCTTCTATTGTACTGGTAGGTAAAAATATAGATATTATATTGGACAGCTACTTAACTGTAACTGGAGTGTCTGCGACAGGCTCCGCTAGTAAAATAACTACTTGGGCAGATTTAGTCACTGCAGATACCAATACTTGGACAGAAGTACCCGCGGCATAGGTAACGAATTAATTAATTAAAACATACAATAGGAGCAGGTCATGGCATCAAGCTATACAACAAATTTAGGGTTCGAGAAGCAAGGGGATGGTGAAAACGCATCTACTTGGGGTGTAAAGGTCAACACTGTCTTTGACCTCATAGAGGATGCCATCGCAGGTGTTGGCTCCATCTCAATGACGGCAGATGCAGACAAGACACTAACTGATATAGACGGCGCAGTAGATGAGTCACGAAGTGCGGTACTAGAATTTACCTCAACACTGTCCCTAACCGCAACGCGCTCTATTATAGTACCCACCTCAGGCAAAATATACATAGTTAAGAACGGCACTACTGGAGGTCAGTCTCTTACAATAACCACAGTAAGCGGTACAGGTGTTACTATTGCTAACGGCGATATAAGAATAGTCTACTGTGACGGTACAAATATATTAGAAGCAGGCGCAGCAGACCAGACGGCCGCTGAGATTAAGACCTTATTAGAGAATGGCATTGACAGTATTCATTATGTAGACGGTAGTATTGATAATGAACATATTGCAGACAATGCAATTGACAGCGAGCACTACGCTGACGGCAGTATCGACACAGCCCATATTGCAGATGACCAGATTACAGTAGCAAAAATGGCAGACAACTCAGTTGACTCTGACCAGTATGTAGATGGCAGTATCGACACAGCCCATATTGCAGATGACCAGATTACAGTAGCAAAAATGGCAGACAACTCAGTTGACTCTGACCAGTATGTAGACGGGTCAATTGATGCGGCTCATTTATCAGCTACATTAGGTGATTTAAGAAGAGGGGTTACCCATGTAGGTAGAGATGCTAATGACCATATTCAGATAGACACCAATATGATAAGATTCTATATTGACGGTGTTAATGTAATGAGCTGTGATGCTTCGGGCAATATAATCGCCAAAGGCAATGTAACAGCTTACGGAACACCTGCTTAAAGGAATTGAAATGAGCATTTACGGATACGGGTACGGGACAAACGATGGGCAGAACGCCATTGACTGGAATTACTATAGGTATCCAGAACAGCAGGTAGGGGCAAGACCTCTGGATTACCCTGCTCACTTACCTTGGCCTCCTCCTCAACCTAATGTCAATGTAGACAGCGGTGGGGGCGGCGCTATGCCTAATATCAATGGCGGTACCTCACCTACGGGGCAGGGGCTTGGCTCGTTAAACGGCGGTAAAGAGTATGGTTGGAAAGACGTGGGTAACTTCCTGTCTAACCAGACTCTGGGCCCTATGGGTGAGCACGTCGGCTTAGGTAATTACAACGCAGGTAATGCAATAGGGACAGTGGGCGCAGGCTTACTAGGGGTCATGAATCCTGTCGTAGGTATGGGACTAAGCTGGTTAGGTAATCAGGCTTGGGGCAATAAGTACGGAGAGGACGGCTTCTGGGGCAGCTTCTGGGGTGAAGATAAAGATAAAGACGATGAAAAGACAGACGACGGACTGGGTGACAATCCTCTAGGTATTCCTGGTAAGGATAATTTAGGTAGAGGATTTACTAATCCAAGTGACTTAAGTAAAGGACCTAATCAGTTTGGGCCAGAGGGTTTCAATATGCAAGATGGTGTGGGTGTTACAGACCCTAGTGGTCCGTACGGTGACGGCAGCGGGCTAGGGTATAACGCCCCTACCACAATCGAGACATTCAGCCCTGATAACAACTACGGATATACTGGCCCCGACTCTAATGGAAACAGTCAGAACTTCAACTATACTGGCGGCGACGGCTCAGCAGGCGACGGCTCAGGATTTGGTGAAAACAACTCAGGATTTGGCGGTTTTGAAGATGGTACCGATGAGAGTGACGCAGCTGCTGCGGACCAAGGCGAATGGTAGATTTAAAGGAGCTTTAAATGGCATTACAATCGATTAACTTTCCTCCGGGAATACAAAAAGAGGGTACAACCTACTCTTCAGAGGGCTCTTGGGCTGATGCAGACAGGGTTCGATTTAAAGCAGGAATGCCTGAGCGTATTGGCGGCTGGACAAAACATATTAATGGTACTTTAAACGGTGTGGCCAGGGCTATAGTAGCATGGCGCTCCAACAACGGTACTGTTAATACTGCTTACGGCACACATAAGAAACTGTACCTGGAGCAGGGCGGTACGCTTTACGACATAACACCTCTTAGAAAAACTACTACTACCATGTCTAGCGACCCAGCAGCCTCGGTAAATGCATCTACTACAGTCACAATAACAGACACAGCGCATGGCGCCTCAACAGGAGACTTTGTAACCCTGTCTGGACTTACAATGGGCGCATCAGGGCTGGTAACTACAGAAGTAAATGCCAATCATGAGCTTACAGTGCTTACTGTAGATACATATACTATAACGGTAGCAACTGCAGCGTCTGCTACAGTATCTGTAGGCGGAACAGCAGGTGTTGCAGCCTATGAAGTCAGTATTGGTACGATTACCGAGTCCTTTGAATACGGGTACGGTACTTCTACATGGGGCGATAGTACGTGGGGAACAGCGCGTACTACATCGTCGGTTACACTAACCCCTAGAATTTGGTCTTTAGACACGTTTGGTGAGGATTTAATAGCAACATACGAGCAGGGGCTGTTGTATACCTGGGACGCATCAGGCGGCTCAGGAGTCAGAGCGACCGTTATAACCAACGCTCCTGCTAGCAACAGTCGAATCTTAATATCTACCCCAGACAGACATCTTATTGCATTTGGGTCACATAATGGGACAGAGTTTGACCCATTATTAGTTAAGTGGGCTTCGCAAGAAAGCACCACAGACTGGACAGCTAGTAGTATTAACACCGCAGGTAGTATGAGAATATCAGGAGGCTCTAAAATTGTAGGAGCCCAGCGAGGTCAGGGTCAAGTTCTAGTATGGACAGACACTGATTTACACTCTATGCAGTTTACAGGACCTCCGTATACATTTGGTTTCCAGCAGATTGCAACAGAGTGTGGGGCTGCGGGTCCTAATGCTATGGTGGTATCCAACTCAGTAGCATACTGGATTGGGCAACATAACTTCTATATGTATGATGGTTCTGTAAAACCACTACCTAGTACTGTACGTACTTATGTATTTAACGATATTAATAAGACGCAGCGTAGTAAGATGGTGGCAGGACTAAACCAGGCGTTCCATGAAGTGTGGTGGTTCTACCCGTCTGAGAGTAGTACGGAGAACAATAAGTATGTGATGTATAATTATGCAGAAGGGGTGTGGTCGCTTGGTGCCATGGGCCGTAGCGCTTGGGTAGACAGAGGAACATTTAGACTTCCTATTGGAGTTTCTGATACAGGGGTAGTTTATGACCATGAGAAAGGAAATACTGAAGACGGTACTGCTATGGTGTCCTATATTGAGTCTGCTGAGTTTGATTTAGGTGAGGGTGATGAGTTATTCTCACTACATAAAATCATACCTGACATATCACAAGACGCAGGGTCTGTTGATATTAGCTTCGATGCTAAGCTGTACCCTAACGATGCAGCTAAGGCATACGGACCTTTCACTGTAACCCCTACAACAGAAAAGATAAACACTAGGCTTAGAGCGCGCCAAATCAGCATTAAATTTACTTCAGATGCCTTATTAGACGAGAAGTGGCGACTTGGTACATCCCGTATTGATATTAAACCTGCAGGAAGGAGATAGAATGGCAGTATTACTAAAGGAAAGATTCCCTATTCCTAGAGATACATACGATAAAGAGCAGTTAAATCAACTAGTTAGAGTGTTAGAGCTTGCTTTCCGTAGGGTTGACTTTGAACTAGCTGATGACGCAGACCAGCGTGAAGCTGAAGGTTGGTTACTGAGATGAGTAACTACTTTAAATCAGCAGGTACAGCTTTACCTACTACCGCAGCAACTACATTATTAACAGCGACTGCCCAGTCGTCTTTTATCTTAAGTAGTGTTATAATATCCAACACTACCGCCGGAAGCGAAACAGTAGACATAAATTTCGTCGATAGTAGTGCAAGTGCTACATTTAATATCGCCACCGAGCTTGC